GGTGAAATGATGTAATTATGACTGATGACATTTATCTTGGTAATCCCAATCTAAAAAGAGCTAATACACAGATTGAGTTTACACAAGATCAAATAATGGAGTTTTTGCGATGTAAAGCAAATCCAGTTTACTTTGCAAAGCAGCACGTTAAGATTGTTACTCTAGATGAAGGTCTAAAAGGTTTTCAACCTTATGATTTCCAAGAAGGTTTAATTAATAATTTCCACCAGAATAGATTTAACATTTGTAAGATGCCTCGTCAGACAGGTAAATCTACAACTGTTATATCATACTTGTTGCATTATCTACTTTTTAATGATAGTGTAAATATTGGTATTCTTGCAAACAAGGCAGCAACTGCTAGAGAACTATTAGGTCGTTTACAGACGGCATATGAAAATGTTCCTAAGTGGATGCAACAAGGTGTCTTGTCATGGAATAGAGGTTCATTGGAGTTAGAAAATGGTTCCAAAATCTTGGCTGCTTCGACATCTGCCAGTGCTGTTCGAGGAATGTCATTCAATATATTGTTCTTGGATGAGTTTGCATTCGTTCCAAATCATATTGCTGATTCGTTTTTTGCCTCTGTTTATCCTACTATTACTAGTGGTAAAAGTACTAAAGTCATTATCGTCTCGACCCCCCACGGAATGAATCACTTCTACCGCATGTGGCATGATGCGGAAAGAGGTAAGAATGAATATGTACATACTGATGTTCATTGGTCGGAAGTACCAGGTAGAGATGATAAATGGAAAGCGCAAACAATAGCAAACACATCTGATCAACAATTTAAGGTTGAGTTTGAGTGTGAGTTCTTAGGATCTGTTGATACTTTAATTGCACCATCTAAACTTAGAACTCTTGTATACGAGAATCCAAAGACTCGAAGTGCTGGTCTAGATGTTTATGAAGACCCACAAGAAAAACATGATTATGTAATGACAGTTGACGTTGCTAGAGGAGTAGTAAAAGATTATTCTGCTTTTGTATTGACTGATATTACAAGTTTCCCTCATAGGGTTGTTGCGAAGTATAGGAATAATGAAATAAAACCAATGTTATTCCCTAATGTTATTCATCAGGTAGCAACAAAATATAACAATGCTTTTATTTTATGCGAAGTAAATGATGTTGGAGATCAGGTAGCATCTATTTTAAATTATGATTTAGAGTATGAAAATGTATTAATGTGTTCTATGAGAGGAAGAGCAGGTCAAATTGTAGGACAAGGTTTTTCAGGAAAGAAAACTCAACTTGGAGTTAAGATGTCCAAGACTGTGAAGAAGGTTGGTGCATTAAATCTTAAGACACTTATAGAATCGGATAAACTTATATTTAATGATTATGAGATAATGAGTGAACTTACAACATTCATTCAGAAAAGTAATTCATTTGAGGCAGAAGAAGGATGTAATGATGACCTTGCTATGTGTTTAGTCATATATGCGTGGTTAGTAGCACAGGATTACTTTAAAGAATTAACAGATCAGGATGTAAGAAAAAGATTATACGAAGAACAAAAGAATCAAATAGAACAAGATATGGCACCATTTGGGTTTATGTCTGATGGATTAGATGATACTAGTTTTGTTGATGCTGATGGTGATAGATGGTTTACTGATGAATATGGAGATAAAGGTGGTGGAATGGACTATATGTGGAACTATAGATAAATTATGTCAACGACCATAATGATACCTGCTAGAATGGCAAGTACCAGATTTTTTGGTAAACCATTAGAATTAGTAGCAGGTATTCCAATGGTAGTTTATTGTGCTAAGAATGCTGAAGAAACTGGATTAGATGTTTATGTATGTACTGACTCAAGAGATATCCAAACTACATGCGATTCTTATAATATTAAAAGTATATTGACTCCTGAGTGTGCAACTGGTACAGATAGGGTGAATATAGCAATGAATGAAATTGATTCTAAATTTGTTATAAATCTGCAAGGTGATGAACCTCTTCTAACTTCTAAGTTATTAAATAAGATAATAACAATGATGCCTATATTAAATCATTTTGATGATAAGATTATTACAGGAGTAGAACCAATAGAAGATCCTTCTGATATAAATGATGTTAAATGTGTATTAATTGGGCATAAGGTACATTATTTTTCCAGACATCCAATATCTAACTATAAACAAGTAGGAGTTTATGCAATGTCTAAATCTAATTTAAAAAAATTTGCATCTTTACCACAAGGTGAATTGGAAAAAAGAGAAAAAGTCGAACTTCTTAGATGGATAGAAAATGGATTTGATATATTGGGTTGTGATTTAAATTCCAATACTATATCTGTAGATATTCCCAGTGACCTTAAGAAAGTTAATTTAATGTTATGAAAATTTGGAAAGCAAAAAATAATTATGGATTAGAATTGAAGGAAATTCTATTTGATGATATGTTCTGGGGTGAAATACCTGTTAGAAATTTACCAGATCATGCAAAATTTCTAAGACATTATGAACTATTAGAGCAAGAAGAATTGGGTAATCCTTTACTACTTCATAAAAATAAACTCTGGAATGGTGGTTTAAGAATGAGAGTTGCGATTGAAAAGGGATATGATGGTATAGATTGTGTGGTATCCGACGATTTAGATCTTTTAAAAAGACTGACAATTGTTCAACAATCTGATGCTCAAAATTATTTTTCAGTAAATGCATTAGAATCTTTAGAGTCAATACATTTACCCAATGGCATGAAATAAGTATGTTCATTGATTGCTCATGCATTTTTGACCCTCCGTAAATACACTTTTTAATAAATAATTTCACGATAAACTGAGAAATTCGGAGACAAAAAGCATGGCAACTCCTCAATTATCTCCTGGTGTATTAGTCAGGGAGGTTGACTTAACAGTAGGAAGAGCTGATAATGTATTAGATAATATTGGCGTGATTGCAGGTCCATTTTCTATAGGTCCTATTGATGATCCTGTAGATATTACCACTGAGCAAGAATTAATTGCTACTTTCGGTAAGCCAATATCAACTGACTCACAATTTGAATATTGGATGTCAGCTTCCTCATTCCTTTCATACGGGGGAGTTTTAAAAGTTTGTAGGTCAGCAGGTCCAACTCTGGCAAACGCAAACGCTGGTACTGATGAAGCTGCTGCCACAATGACTGGCAGTGCTAGAATCGACAATTACGACGATTACCTTAACGATCACACAGACGCAACTAATTTCCTTTATGCTGCTAAGACCCCAGGTACATGGGCAAACAACTTAAAGGTTTGTTTTGTTGACGATATTGCAGACCAAACAGTTGGTATTGCTACAACATCTTTAGCACAAGTTGGTTGTGTAATTGGTGTTGGTCTTACTGTTGCTTTATCAGATGTAACAGTTCCTGCTGGTTCAGCTGGAACACTATCAACTATAACATCAGGTTATTTAAAAGGTATTGTTACTGGTGTTACTTCAGCAACAAGTGGTACGGCAAGTACTTTTGATGTTAAAATTGTCTCTCGTGTAGATGAGACTACTTCTGGAGTATCAACTGAAACAGAGATTACTTACGCAGAGGGAACTGATTTTGCTGCAATTGCAGTTAGTGGTAAAGTTCACTTTGTAAACAGTGCTGGTGTTAATACCACTGGAACTGCAAATGGTTCTCATGTTGGTGCTGGAGAAACAGTTAATACCATACTTGATTGGTATGATCAGCAAACTCTAGGGTTAACTAACTCAACAGTTTACTGGAAAGAAATTGCTCCAAAACCTTCTACTAACAAGTATTCTCTTGATAGAAAGAGTAAGAATGACGCAATGCATCTTGTAGTTGTTGATGATTTAGGAACAGTTAGTGGTATTCAAGGTAATATCCTTGAGAAGCACGTAAGTCTTTCTAAGGCATCAGATGCAATTTCTGCAGTAAATTCTCCAGAGAAGATTTTCTACGAAGATTATCTTGGACTTTTCTCAGACAATATTTACGCTGGTGGTAATCCAGGTAGTGCTGCCGATACATATTGGACAACTACACCAAGAGCAACTGGATTTACTGCTTACACTGGTACTAAGTCTGCATCATTTACTCCAATCACA